GAAACCAGTAATCTATAATACACACCCCTTTCAATCCTCGAAGTCTGGAAATGCGGAGTGTGGACGTCATTCAGTAGTCCGCTGTTTGTATGCCCCGTATAGTATAGAGCAATACAAGGCAATCATTGATAAGAGTGGATTAACACCAGATGAGTTTGTTGTAGGTATTACATACGATACGATAGGGAAATAATCTTATTGCTTAATAATAAAGATGTTCACTTCCAGCACTCAATCGTATGGCGGAACTGTTGAACTGCCGGATTATATCTACTACAACGCAGAGATAGTGAATAACGAGACGAATGACGGGACTGCGAATGCTGCGATTGTTGACCCCCAGATTCGGTTTAACGAGACGAGGGACACAGCATTGATTAGGGATAGTTCCCAATACCACTTCAGCATTGTCCGATTCACAATGAATGGTCCTTCCCTAGACTTGCCTTTGTTTATCCCTATTATTCAGACCGGTCAACCCGATGTCAACCTTACAGCATACGAGATGGCAGTGAGTGCAGAGCAGACCTTCTCCTTTGGAACGGTAACCGCAACCCCAGCAATCCGAGCAATCCGATACGTTTCAGAGACTCAGAACTCTAGAGTAGCACCACCTCCCCGAACAAACATATCTGGATTAGTTGGACCTCAAGATATCAGCACTCGCTACTATTGGGTCTACACAATTCAACATTGGGTTGACCTTTGGAATACTACAATGCTAGACCCCGCACAACTCGGTCTCTCTCCTACGTCCGCAACACCTTCCACTTGCTGTGCTACAGATACCTACCGAGCATTCTATACTGCCTACGTAGCAGCGGGCGGTCTTGCTGGTGACTTTACTACCCTCTACCCAACCCTAGGAGACTTTGTATCGTTGCTAGGAAACTTCCCTACCCTCAAGTATGACCCCGCAACTAACCGATTCAGTCTGTTTGGAGATACCCGAGTCTTTGGAGAGCAAGCACCCGTAGTAGCACCCGTTGCCCCTCAGACTTCTAAGGCAACCTTCCGTCTCTGGTTTGATACAAATATGTTTGGGTTGTTTGCTAACTTCTCCAATTATTATTGGAATAACCAAACCCTCAACAGTCCTACCCCATTCCCTAGTCCCACAGTAGCACCAGCGGGGTATGTGAATGAAATACTCTTCCCCAATAAGTTCTATACCAACATTCTGGACTATAAGACTGCTTCTCTTGCCCCAGCGTATGTCCCCGCAGCACAGCAACAATACTATTGGGTAGCAGAACAAGATTGGTTGTCAACCTCACAACTCTGGAGTCCTATTTCTAGTATAGTGTTCTGTTCTACACTACTGGGTGTCCGCGCTGAGCAGACTGGTCCTCCTAACGTATTGGGTTCCGGAGACTTGGGTAATTCTAGTGCAGTCGCACCGTCTGCCTTTCAACCTATCATTACGGATGTGGCACCGGACCTATCCGTTAGTGGGGTAGATACCTACAAGCGTTTTATCTACTACGCACCCACTGCAGAGTATCGTATCTCCGACTTTGGAACGTCCAAACAAGAAGTTCGGAATGTGGACTGCCAGATATTCTGGAAGTGTAGGTTGGATTCTCAACTCTATCCAATCCAGATGTTCAACCTTTCCTCAGTGTCTATTAAGTTTATGTTCCGCCATAAACTCGCTGCCTCCTCAAAATAAAAACGCCTCCAAAAAGAATCTCTTGTTAAGGATATAAAAGATGTCTGCCGATATTGAGAAGTTGTCCGTATTTGATGCGAGGATTGTGCAAAAACGTCCAATGTATGCGGTCGAAAAAGGCGCGCTGTCTGTGACGAACGCTCCTTTCAACGCTATCGCTGCTACTTCTTCTCAGCACACCTACAATATTTACGTTCCTTCCGAGAATGTGTTTGTAGACCGCGCTTTGGAGTGGTCTTCTACTGTGACGATGACTATGAGTGTTCAGAACTCTAGCGGTGCTCCTTTTCCTGCCGGAACCCCTATCGCAATGCCCGGTCGCGAGTGGTCTTTGTGCGCCTTCCCTCTGAACTCTCTGGCATCTACAATGACCGCAACCATTAACGACACCACTGCAGTGATTAACTCGCAAGATGTGTTGAAGGAGGTGTTGCGTCTGACCGACTATAAGAAGAATCGTCTACAGCGCACTTGCCCCGCAATGTTGGATAAATACCAGAACTACAATGACTCCTACCTTGCCAATAACAACCCTATGGGTGGGTATGAGGATGCCACTGCCTACGATGAGGTTCCTAACGGTGCTTTCTGGGCAGTAGTGTTCTGTGATGCTAACGGTGCTCAGTTGGGGACTTCTTCCTCCTCTTCTCCTGCCAATGGTCTTCCCTACGACGTCCAGAATGGTTGCCCCGTAGCACCTGCTGCTGGATGGGCAGCGGGAACCTCTTTCCCTATCTACTTCCAGTTCCGCTCTACTGAGAAGTTGGTGCTGTCTCCCTTTGTGTTTGCTGATGTTCACGAGTGGGATACTGGTCTCTTCGGTATCAACAACATCCAGTTGATTATGAACTTGCAGTCCAGTGCTGCCCGTTTGGTTCGTTCTACCCAGAGGACTGGACGCACTATCAGTGGTGCTCAGTTGTATGGCGCAAACCCATTCCAGCGCTCCGTTGTGAACGTTCAATTTTTGACTCCTTCTCTCGATGTTCCTCTGCCGCCTAAGTCAGTGGTTCCCTATATGGAGTTTCCCCGTTACATCACCACCAGTCAGTCCCCAGTCGCTGCCGGTCAGATTACACAGATTCAGTCCCAGACTATTACGCTTCCCCAGATTCCCGACCTTCTGATTATCTACGCCAAACCTCAGTCGTATGGTGATAGCACCCAAGCAGATTGGTATTTGCCTTTGGCAACCTCCTTTGATGGAACTACTAACCCTCTGAGTGTGAACTTTGACAACTTTAGCGGTCTGTTGTCTAGTGTGACTACTGAGCAGTTGTATGCAATGTCAATCAAGAACGGTTTGGATATGGACTGGGACAGTTGGGTTGGTCAAGGTCACTCCAGTGCTGCCCTCTCTGTTCAGTCTCCTCAGTTGGGAAGCGGTCGTATTCCTTTGGTTGGCGGTCCTTTGGTTCTCAAACCTTCTCAAGATATCAGTCTACAGAGCGGACAAGCGCCAAGTTTGGTAGGTAACTTCACCCTTCAGTTGAACATTACAGTGAAGAACACCTCTAATGCCTCAGTGACTCCTCAGTTGTTCATTATCACAGTGAACAGTGGATTCTTTGAGAGCATCCGCGGTTCTTCTCGTATCATCAAGGGTGTGTTGTCCGAGCAAGATATTATCAGCGCTCCTCTGGCAGAGGGTTGCTCTACTCGCAGTGAACTAGTGCGCAGTGTTGGGTCTGGTGGAGGGTTCCTCAGTTCTATGGGTAACATTCTCAGCAAGGCAATGGGAATCTATAGGGCAACCAAACCAGCAGTCTCTGCATTTAAGAGTGCGCTTCCCGATGATGGTGCGTATGGTAAGGCGAAGGGTATTATGGGAGCACTAGGATATGGTGGTATGGGAGCGGGTGGTATGGGAGCGGGTGGTGCCATCGGTGCTGGAAGGAGTAGGAAAGGACTGTCTGCCCGCTTAATGGAATAGAAATAATATAAGAACAATACAATAAATGGCATCCGCACAATTATCAACTTTGACTCCTAGTTGTTTAACCGCACCCGGAGGTCTTATCGCTAACCTTATACGTTCGCGCGAAGACTTGACTATTACCGCAGTTGGAGATATAAGTGCGACGGCGCAAGGAAACGTAACTATTATCGGAGATGAGAACCTAAATCTTGAAGCAGACGGAAATATAAGTATTGCTGCAATTGGGAATATAAGTTCTACGGCACAAGGGAATATAAGTTCTACGGCGCAAGGGAATATGAGTTCTACTGCAATTGGGGATATAAGTATTACTGCTGGTCCTACTGGCGACCCTAATATAGCGCTCACTCAGACGAATCCAAATCCACAAGGTTCTACTGGAACTACGATAACACAGACAGCAGACAATATCAATCTTGCTGTTACGAACTCAATACGTTGTGCTGGTCCAGTATACGCCCCAGCGTTCATAACGAAGACTGGAACAGTAACTATCCCAGAAGGTGGCGGTGACGTAGATATAGGAGTAACCTTTACAAACGTAGATACTGGAGTTTGGATTTTTTCTGTGAGTGTCCCCCAGACAGCAAGTGCATTTGTCTATCTATCGTTGTGGACGGTGTTAGATGCTGGAACCGGTGCTATATCTCCTGCTGATGTTGCACCACTCGATACTACTAATCAACCTTTTGAGTTTGCCCAAGAAGAATTAACTGGGCAAGTGGTTACTTCTTTGGCATTTGAACCACCTGCAGAATATGAAGCAGTTTATAATCCATTATTTGTTCCTGCTACAGCGGTAGAGGTTCTCACTGGGTTCCCATTTGATGTGGATGATAAAGGAGTCAGAGATTATTGGTTGAAACCAAAGGTTGATGAGAATGCAAAATACCTCAATCCTATTATAATGACAGTTAATGAAGATAATGTAGGAACCACCCTCAAGTGGAGTTTAACGAAGTTAAGTGCGTTCTGAGAAAAAGAATCTCTCTGTAAGAATATAAAATGGCATCATCTGGAGTTACAACTGGCACACCCGCCGCATTGTATGCACCCGGAGGTATTAAAGGTCCTACAACTGTCGATGGTTCTCTAACGGTAGATGGTTCTTTGACAGCATCGGATGGAGTGAATGAAATTCAACTTGCTGGTCAAACGATAAAAGCATACTCAGTGGCAACT